AGATGCAATTTTACCCATAGGAGTATTAAGGATTTGTGCCTTACCTCTGAAATTACTACCCTCTTGAGTGAGTGAAGTAATCTTATGAGAAACACGGTCAAGATTTACGGTAGGTCCATCAGGATGACCAAGTTCTCCAAGAGCACGACCTTTATTGACAAAAGTTTCGCAATAACGATTTACTTCTCTTGAAAGAGTATCCATAGGATACATTCTTCCATTACGATTTTTAAGGTCTCCTTGTAAGAAAACTCCCTCAATGTATAGTTTTTGGGATGGTCCTTTCTTACCTTCCTTAATAATCTTTACGTTTGAAATTTCTTCTGTGATAAGTTTCATTTGTATTAACCTGTAAATCCTACTTTAAATCCTACAACTCCTGCATCTGATGCAGAAATTAAATCTTGAGCACCTTTTTCGAAGAACTCAATCCGATCAGTTGGAAGAGTTACAGTGGCAGTGTTTGCATATCCAGTCGTAGTGCTTTTTGCGACACTAACCGTAGCATCCCCATCAGTTCCATTAAAAACTCTAACTACTGTTGCATTATCTAAAGAGGTTGCTGTATTGAGTGCAACTTCTGTTCCAATGCCAACCAATAAAGTTCTTGCCATTATTCTTCCCCTTCGGAATTATCTTGCTGATCGTCAAACATGGATGCGCCAACTGTTGGACGAATAGTATTAATACGTTCTGCTGCTTTTGCATACAAAACGTCTTTAATTCTGTCACTAATATCAGATGCCGACGAATCGGATCCGACTAAATTTACAATTTCTTCCATGAAAATTTAATATATGTATATTTTATATTTATATCTCGGCAGCTTTACCGTCTACTTCAGTCATTCCACCATCAATTTCGGGTTCCATCGGAACATCACCCATCATTCCCTGCTCACCTTCTTGTGGTAATGGTTCTCCAGTTATTGGATCAACAGCACTTGGATCTGGAATAATACCATCTTTGATTTCTTGTTCAATCTGCTCATCCATTTCAATCATTTCTCCATCAGTCTGACGAAGAACTTTACTACGAACCCACTTCTGGGAATAATACTTACCGATATAAGGTTCAATAGTTGCGAGAACACCAAGTCTCTCATTTAACATTTCTGTTTCTTTCAGTTCCGCAAACTGATTATCATATAAGAAATCATATTGAATATGATCACCAATTCTATCCCAGTCTTCCACAGAAACAATGTTCTTAAGGATTAACTGTGTCTTCAACATATCATTGAACATCTGAGCAAATCTCTTTCTCAGACGACCGACAAACTTAGCAAACTTAAGTTCATCTCTTAAAATTTCAGAAGAACGACCAAGATTAAAACCACCATCGGCAGCAATTCTTGATTCTGGAACTCCAAGTGCTCTATAAAGTTTCTTTTGGAAATATTCAATATCAGCAAGTTCTCCTAAGTTTTGACCACCTGGAAGAGTTGTGATTTCAGTTCCTCTACCACCTTCTCTTCTAGGAAGCCAGAAGTCTTCCATCATACTCATAAATTTACGATCATCACGGATTTCTCCAGTGTTCGCATCATAAACTTGCTTGTTACGATAACGATTCATAACATCACGAAGATATTGTTCTGCCTTTACTTTAGGAAGATTACCAACATCAATATAAAAAATACGACGTTCAGGTGCTCTTGATAATCTATAGATAACCAAAGAATCCTCAATCATTCTCAGTTGATTGAGTGCCTTGATTGCTTTATGTAGATAAGAAAGAACATTTCCTTTGTTCCTATCTACAAGACCGGAAGTACAATATGTAATTGCATCCTTTGCTATCTTAGTTCCTTTATTTCCACCACCACCGGTTAAGTTTCCTGTTGGATAGTTTGGTTTTGGTGTATAAACAAAATACTCTTCAATCTCTGGAGCAATTCCATTTTTTTGTTCATCACGACCAGGAATATTTGGTCCAATAAGATTTTTATCCTTTTTCTTTTCTTGACGGACAAACCGCATCTTCATTGGGTCGATATACCTCAGTTCCTTAATTCCTTCCTGAGGATTTTTGAGATCGATTACCTTATGGTAGTAAAGTCTTCCATCAACATACCAATTTCTAAAGATTTCGTGTGACTTTTTATCAAAATCTAAAATTTCTTTAATATACTTAAATTCTTGTCTAATTGCTTTCTTTAAATTATCTGTAGCATTTAAATTAGACAATTCAATTTCAATTGGAGAATCATAAAGATCACTCACAATTGCTTCATTTACAACATCTTCGATAGCACCATCCGCTTCTGGATGTAGTGACATCTCTCTGTATCTTTTAATTAGATCAAATTCTGTTCTATATTGTCCTTCAATATCTACATATGAACCATAAAATCCACTACTAATATAGTTATCAACCCCATCCTCGTTATTCACGGGGACAGGGGAAACTACAGATTTGGATTTCTTTTCTGTATCATCAATAGAAAAACCAAAAAGTTTTGCCATATTATAAACTAACTTAGACTACTATTTTATTATTTAGGTAATATCTTCACCACCTGCTGATGGTCCATTACCTTTATATGCTTCCCAATAGTGGACTTGCATTTCTACGGTAAACTCCTGAATAGTATCAGTCGTCTCATAACTTAAATCAATTGTGGAGATGTTAGTTGGGAAAACATCCTTGAAAACATATTTTCTAAGGACTGTTCCTGTGCGATCTAATTGATTTACTTTAGCATCTACTTGATAAAGTGCAGGATCTGTTTCACCAGTTCCGTTATCCAATTTATTAATATAGTTCATCCACTTCTCAAATGCAGATCTAATATTGAATGAAGTATCATTCATTACAGTAATAGTCCATGTTTCGAATGTTCTATCACCTGCAATTTTCAGGATTCTTCCTCTAAAAGGAATATCAATTGGTGCTACTGTTGAAGAAGGTAATGCTGCTGCTTTTACCAAAAATCTAGCATTATCAAGAACTTCGTTTTCATCCTGAACACCAACACCCGAAGGGAAAGTTAATTCCACTTCGAATAGATTGGGTCTTGCACCACCACCCTTTAATTTACTTTTAAAATCACTAATAGTTCTTAGTGGTAAAGTATTTACTTGTTGACGAGCCATTGTTTCTTAAACCTCTAGATTAAACGTTACCGATTACTTCATCAAATGAAACACCAGTTCTGGTGGCAACAAACGTAAGACCGATGAAGTTGATTGATCTTGCGGGTTTGATAAAGATGTCTGCTACAAACTCATTATTATCTATAATTGCAGCAGTGTTATTTGTCTCATCACAAATAACTACAAAGTCAAAGATTCCTCTCTTTGCCTGAACATCACGAAGGAATGGTTCGACAATATTCACAAAGTTAGTTCTTGTGATTTCATCATTAAATTCGAAGAGTTGATCTTTTGCGGCAGCAGAGATTGCATCTTCAAGATAGATAAACAATCTACGAACGTTAATACGATCGAATGCCGATGACTTACCAAATCCAGTCTTGTCTCCAAAGAGAACAATACCGGCACCAGGTGAGAAGATTACTGGATTGACTCTATTAGAATACAATCTATCTCTCTGTGCTTTAGATGGAGTATATGCAAGTTTAACTGCATTTAGAATTCCACCACGATTTGTTCCTGCTGGTGAGAACCATGGGAAGTTGTTTGCATCATTTCTGGCACAAAGTCCGGCAATGTCTCCATTTAGTGGAATATATCTGAAGGTATTTGCAAACCTATCAAACATATACTTGTAACCACTATCAAAGATTCCATAAGTTGTTGATGTAATGGGAGAATAGAAACTGATTACATTATCAGTAATCGTCTCATCTGAATTGATGTTTACTTCTCTATCATCAGAGGTATCAGTAATTGCTGCACCTCTATATGGTGAGATGAATGCAATTGCATCCTTTCTTGCTTCGGCAACTGCAATACACTTATTCGCAAGTGCTTGTGCTTCTTCTTTACCATATCCGGCAGATCCCATAAGAATGAAATCTACATTATACTTTTCAGTATTCTCAAATAATCCGTAACCAGTAACTAATCCATCTAATCCAGAACTTAATGCACCATCTGATGTGATTGCAACTTTACCACCGTAATTAGTTCCAGTAGAAAAACCTGAATTATAATTTCCAGTTGCTGCAAAAGTAATACCTTCTGCCTTTTGGTCCCAAGATACATCAGTAGCAATAGCAAAACTACCTGCGGTGCTAGCACTAAATCCAGTGGTTACAATTCCTGCTGGTGCTGAACCGGCAAAGATATATTGTGAACTATTTGCAGTGAACTTTCTCCAGTATGAAGGAGATCCAAGAGAGAATTCTGCATCTTTTGCTTTCGATAGTGATAGATGCTTCTCAAGAATTGTTCCAGAGTTTCCAGTAACACCTCCATCACCATCAATTACAACAACATGGACTTCATCAAATCTAGATCCTCTTGCTGCTGCATATTCAGAAGTTCCTGGACGATCTGCAAGTTGATTCCACTTAACAGTCGTTGAAGAAGTTAAAGTGAGTGACTGTTGATCGAACCAATCTTTTGATGATGTGACCTCCGGATTGGTGAGGGTGCTAATTGAACCTCCTACCGAAGTGGTGACTCCAAGAAGAATGGTAGTACCTACTCCAGTTGTATTTGAGAATTTATACTTTCCACTTGGTTGATAATCAACTGAAGTTACTGTGTTTCCAGCAGAAACATGTTGAAGTATTTTAACTCCAATTTCACCACTACCAACTTCAGTAACAAGACCTTTGAAATATCCATCTAATAAAGAAGTTGTTCCTGCTCCGGCAATAACTGTACCAGCAGGAACTACCTGAGTGACTCCGTAACCAACCTCAATATTAGTTGTAGAAACACCTAAGATTTGATCTGCCTTAGCATCAATAATACCAACTCTTAATCCATTTGCCCAAGAACCCGGATTTCTTGCCGCAACAACTACACCAGTAATTGTATTTTCATCGTATCCTAAGTCTTCATAGTGCTCTAAACTTTTAATTTTGATACTTGCGGCAGCACCAACAAACCCGTTTTGAAGACCAGTATCATCTGCTCTTACAACACTAAGAGAACCACCATATGCTAGATAAGAAGAAGCAACTAACCAGTGCTCATAGTGCTTATCTGTTCCGTATGGTTTTCCGAAGACATCTAATAAGTCTTTCTCGCTTCCGATTACTGTAGGAAGATCGACAGGACCTTGTGCGAAAGGTGAAACAATCGCACCAATACCACCGGAGGTTGGATCAACCCTACCGACAGTTAAGTCTACTTCTCTTACTACAATACCAGGAGATGCTAAATTTAGTGGCATCTTGTTTTTTCCTCGCATCCAATTTACCTAAAAATATTTAGGAAAAGGGGCATTTCTAATGGGGAAACAGTGCGTGAATACTTACCAATCAGGATATTCCCACAACAAAGTGCTCTTTCTGCCTCTACTCACTCTCTTAACCGTACATTCTTTACATTCATATGAATATGCTGACGGTAATGTTTTTCTACCTTTTCGAGTCAAATAAAAATCATCCATCAAACTTTTAACCACCCCACAAACTCTACATTTCCGATCAAAAAATAATAAATGTTCTAATTCAATTTCATCATCAATAGACATTACCTATAATCCCACATATATGAACGATCTCCGTATTCGTCCGCATACCATCTATCTCCAGAATCATCTACAAAAGTTGTCTCACCGTTAATTCCATCTTCGATAAATCCAAAGGGTGCCATGTCCTGATCAATTTGATTCTTCTGCTCTTCATATATTCTCTTTCTTACATCATTCTCTGTCATCTCCTTAAAATATTCTTGTGCAACTAACCAAGAAAATATTACAAGACACATTGCCAAGTCATCATTACATCCTTCTTCTGCTTCAAAGGAGTTTCCTTTTTGTGAAAATGTAGTTAGTTCTGATATAATTTCATAATCAGATGCAAGTAATTTATCATCTTCTATAAGAGTTTTAAGATTTGAACATCCTAATTTTTTGACTGCTGAAGTTGTACGAACTCCAAGTTGAGTTTTTTTACCAGAAAATCCTGTTCCCACTATCTGTCCATTTCTACCTCTCATAGTTGCCATTAAAATATTTTCATATTCCAAATCATATTGAAGAATACTAGCAACTTGATCACCAATATCATTAACTTCTATCAATAACCAGGATTGATTATAACCTTTTGCTACATCAAATATGATGTTAGGAAATAACATTGGTTTGATTTCATTATTCCTATATTTTGCAACTACTTTATAAGGAAACTCTGTAATATCAAAAACAATAAATGCTGAATAATCATTACCAAGTCCACGGGCAACATCAACTGTAATTAGATAATTATGATCCTCAATAGGATTTTCATAAACATCTAATCCGGCATTTCTTTGTATTGGATCTTCATATACTAAAGTTTTGAGTTTTGATGGGTTGATAAGAGTATTGACAGAACCCAAGAACTCACAATTATGTGAAACTATATTGTTCGAATAGTAAAGATTGTCTTCGCCAACATCAAGTAAATCATAAAGATAAATTCCTTCTTCTACTATTTCATTATATAATACTTTCTTTTCTTGTAAAATATCATCAACTTTAATTGTTGATGCCTTAATTTTTTCTTTTCCGAAAGAATGATTATCTGAGCATTTTATTTCTGATCCGTCATCAAATATTATCCAATGGTAAAAAGGTTTATAAACTTTTTGTATTCCTGAAAAATCTTTAAATCCATCAGGTGTTTTTACTTTAATATTTTTATTAATCTTAAACATTTTTCCAACACTCGTTTAAAATAATCTTCTTCAATCCTTGAGGAGTTAAATTATATTCTTTGGCATATTCTCTACAAAATGCCTGAACATAAGACATTTTTTTGCCATTTTTCATAGTCATTCCAACATTGTGTAAATATGGTTTTTTATTATATAGTTTTCTTATTGTTCTTATTGTACTATCATCAATTTTTCTGCTAAAAACTCTGCCCTTTCTAGAGTTACTCATTTTCACTAAAGTTTCTTCGGAAAAGCAATTTTTAATTCCTTTGTTCCAAGGAATATTACCTTTCTTAACTCCACCAATTCCTTTTCTTTCATAATCTCCAAAACCTTCACCACCAGTGGACTTGTTCCAACCATTTTTAAAAGTATTAAATTTTTCTATGTAAAAAATTTCTTTTTCCTTTGCTTTTTCTGGAATATCTATTTGCTCTTTTATTTCAAAAGTGTGTGGAGGTTTATTTCTTTTATGTTCTCTTTTTCTATCATCTAAATTTTGAGTTTGTCCTACATATTTGACTTTGTTGCTTGAATCTTTAAGAAAGTATATATGATACATTTTATTATTATTTATAATCCAAAAAACTCACAATCGTTCATATAAATTTTCCATAGAAGTTTTTTGTACTATTCCATTATCATCCAAAATTTCAATCTCTGTATCACCACCCAAACATTCAAACTCAACACGGAATTGTTCTTCTGATGTGTTTGCAATTGTCTGCTCTTTCCAAACAACATCTCTACCAGGAACTTCTGACCAGTGAAC